GAGATCGATAAGTTCGTATACTCACCCATGGAGCAGAGAGACATTCGCTGCTACCTATACGGGTCAGAAGAGAAATCGATACACATTAGCGGCTTCATTATTGAACACCTACGGCTTGCTGGAAGAGGACTGCAGACTGAAGTTTTTCATGAAATTTGAAACTTTTAACTGGCAGACGAAACCAGATCCAAGTCCTCGGGGAATCAACCCCCCCGGAGATAAATACCTTGTTGAGTTCGGGAGATATATCAAGCCCGTGGAACCAAAGATATATAAAGCGATATCCACCTTGTTTGGTTATGAGGTGGTGGTCAAGGGCCTGAATCAATCAGCTCGCGGTGAGCTGATTCAGGCATCGTGGATGTCATTCGACGATCCCGTCGCTATAGCGTTGGATGCTAGCAAATTCGAACAATCTGTCAGTGCTGAATGCATTGACTTCGAGTATGATATCTACAAACAATACTATAAAGGAGATAGGCTATTAAAGTACATGATGCGGCGACAGCGCCGATACAAAGGTAAAGCTAGATCTATGGACGGAAATTTGACATTTGAAGTGGAAGGAGTTAGGGCCAGCGGAATGAACAATACCGCGTTAGGGAACTGCTTAATATCAGCCGGTTTCCTATACGATATTCGTTTAAACATCCAAGCCGCTGTTCCTAGTTTTGAGTTTAGGGCGCATGTAGACGGGGATGACGTAATAGTCATCCTATCACGAAAACATGCAGCCTTCTTCAGGGAGTATGCTAAAACATACTACGCTGAAGCATCTTTTAGAATGAAGATGGAGAAGACAGTGGACATAATAGAACACATAGACTTTTGCCAGTCACGACCCATTTTTGTTGACGGCAAGTATCTGATGGTTCGCAATGTCAAGGCATCCTTGGCAAAAGATGCTGTCTCCAAGAAGCCGCTCGATAACAAGAAGATCTTTGAAAAATGGTCTGCTGCTGTCGGTATGGGCGGCATGTCTTGTACTGGAGGAATCCCAGTGCACCAGGCATTCTACGAGTGTATACTCAGGGCCTCAAACGGCGCCAAACCACTTGAAAACGATCCCTTGCAAAGGAGTGCAAGGTACAAGACCAAGGGAATGTCTAGGGTAAAATCTGACATCTCTCCAGAGACTAGAAGTAGTTACTGGTGGGCTTTCGGTGTGGAGCCCGACGCACAAGAGATAATCGAGTCCATTTTAGACGGTTATAGTGTGTCGCACATCGTAAGTTCCCAATCGTTTGTGCGACATTTGGTCATGCCATGGGGGCATGGCTGAATGGACCCCAGTGAGTGGGGATGCGTAGAACTTTAAAGAGGGATTGACGACCTTCCGCGGTTCAGTTAGGCCTAGATGATCGGAGGTTGGAGGTGGTGTGAAACTGTGAACGTAGATTCTGTCACACCAGGTTACCTGGGGTCCAGGCGGGGGTGTTCCCGCACGTTTGAAAATTGGGTTCTGAGGTTAAATGACCAAAACGGTTTCCGTGCTAAACAAAATGCCGAGAGACTGCACGGCTCAGCCACAAAAGTGGTGCCGAAAGGATGTACAGTCCCTGGGTCATGAGGTATCCAATACTATGACGAACAAACGAAAACAAAAGTCCCATCAGGGCATGACTGAACTGGTCAATAAACTAGTTAAAGCGAAAATTAGCCAATACCAGGGGGAACACAAGTACTCCGGGAAGAATATTGCTAAAAATGGTACACCTTTTGCCGATGTCGGCGCACACCTTGGAGGCTTCCTAGGGTACGGAAACATCGGTCGGGGTGTCGGTAGTGTGATTGGTAGAATTCTTGGTAGTGGGGATTACCTTACGAACTTCGATTCGGTTAAGAATACCCTTACCTCTCCCGTTCCAGCTTTTGGGAATGAGAGCACTTCTATTACACACAGAGAGTACATTGGAGATGTCATTTCAGCTGCAGTTGCAGGCGATTTCAAGTTAACCAGATATCGCATCAACCCTGCAGATGCTGTCACCATGCCATGGTTAGCATCCATGGCGCAGAATTTTGAGGAGTACACCATTTCCGGTATGGTCTTCGAATTCAAAACCACGTCGGGCGCAAGTGTGGCGTCAACAAACACGTCCTTAGGGACGGTGATTTTGGCCACACAATACGACCCAACAAAGCCATCCTTCACTAATAAGCAGGAAATGGAAAATCATTTCTTTGCTCAATCAACAGTGCCATCCAATAGTGTTTTACATGCTATTGAGTGCAAGAGGGGAGAATCCCCTCTCCAGCGACTTTATATCGCTGATGTCACTGACACCACTTATGACCCGAGGTTTTCTGACTATGGTAATTTTTCTATTGCCACAGTCGGACAGCCCGGAGCCAGCGTTAACTTGGGAG